CGCATACGAAATAAAGACAAACAATAAATTGTTCAGTCAAGGACTTTGCTTTGAAGCGGCCTTTCGGACTTACGTCAATAGTTGTTGTCGTAGATCCACTTTGAAAGAAGTGGGTTTAGTAGGAAACATTTTACCTCAATCACGTTGGTAAAAAGAAAAAGAAAAACCAAAGCGAAGGTTCGCTTAGGAAGATGTTCCTTTGTTAGAGGTTTTCTTTGATTCTTTTAGCTGTTGGACAGCTTGTGAGAGCAAGCCAAGATCAGATACTGAATCGATCATGACTGTGCTTGGTGAATTTGGTGAATTGGGTGGCGGCAGAGAAGCTCGCGGTGCGATGATCTTGTCAATTCGATGATTGACTTTGATCTCAGCATCGGGCTCTTCTGTGTTATTCCGCACTTTGATTGAGACACGACGTCTTTTGATTGGGGGAAGATGAGAGGGAGCATGAAGGTCAAGCTTTTTCTCGTCAGCTGGCAATTGGCCAGCGTTTTCGAGATGCGACCATTTCATGATATCCTCAATGTCCTCAATCAGGACCTTCTTGTCTTTGGGTGGTGATCGCTCTTTCTTGACAGCATGGACAAAATCAACCACATCGGTGAACTTGGACTTCTCCTTGTCTGTCAGCTTCAACCAGCGGAGCTTAGCTAAGCCCTCAACTGATGCAGGGCCACACTTGGCGTACATTGAAGCTTCGCCAAACTGTGACTTGATGGGAACAATAGTCATTTGGATCTTGTTGTTGACTGAAGCAGCAGTTGCTAGCACATAAGAAACGTACCAGTTAACTGGATAGTAAGCTGAGGGAGACAAATCCTTCCAGCCAGACGGTGAGCCTGGATCAACGACTCTTATGGAGTCGAACTGGACATTTTCGGAGTAGCCAGGGATGTCCACCTGAATGATGTTCATTTGCACTTCCTTGCAGAAGGATGCCCAAGTTGCGTCAGCAAACACGGCAATACCAAAGTCATTGAAGACTGAGGAACATAGCCTGTAGCCGACTGTGACAGCATTAATTGTGACCGTAGCATTGCCACGGGTGAGTTCAACTTCATAAAATGCTGTGTTGTCACCTCCATAGCCTGAAAGGACACCAACCACTGAGTTGGTTCCAAGTGTTGCCATGAAAGTGCCAGGTGCTGGGGTCAAACCTGCTGCAAAAGCACCAATATCCTTGATGTCAGCAATGGGCTTAGCACAACCCAATGGATCAGTTTTTGAATCAGCTACGGAATCAAACTGCCACTGAGTCATGGGCCCTTGATTGAGTGCAACATTGTCAATGGTTGACACATAGAATTCGCAGCTGTAGGTAGCCCAAACTTCGATTGGAAGTTGGACTGCGTCTGCTCCTCCTCCACCAGATGAATAGACTGTAGGTGGATTGACAACCATGACTTGGAATGTGCATTGCTCAGTGAGACGATCATCTGAGCCGTTTGCGTTGGTGTAGAGGACTGGTGTGTCCTCAAATTGTGGGAGCTTGTACTCAAAGCCCTGCTTGTAGACACCAACATGACCTCCTTTGAAGTAGCCTGCTTGCAGACCAGAGAACCCTGTAGGAAGGGGTTCATCAGGATCTCGATTGAAGAATCCCAAGACATCACCATTGACGAAAGCTGACGCATTGTCAGGTGTATCAAAGTGAAGCTCTGGGAAGTAGAA